GTAAGAACGGCACCTGATGCAGGCCGCGAACACGAATCGTGGTAGTGCCTCCAGTGGTGGCCGTTGACATGCGCAACCGCAACAATGCGCCAACTCCGGTGGCGACCCAAATACCGGCAGAGGCGAAGGTCGTTCCGAGTGCACTGCCGTTTATTGACCAGATGCCACTGGCAATCCAGGTCGTGCCGGCATCAATGCTGGACTCAATGGTCACAACGCCAGCCGTTCCTATCGAAATGCACTGAATTGTCAGCGCACGGAATTGAGAAACGTCGAACGTCCCGAGCACGGTGTTGATGGCAATGACGCCTGCTACGTTGTAATTCAGAACCTCAGCAGCAGGAACGTTCGGATTCGTGATCGTCATGTTCTGCGACGGGTTCTCCGTCGAGACAACATTGAAGTTGGCGCAGTTGATATAGTCCACGACCACGTTTGTATTTGTCGCCGGGGTCGTGCCGTTGACGATGCGCAGGGTGCTGGTCAACGTGTCGTGCGGGTGAGGAACAACGCGGCGCTCGGATGCGACGAGTGTTTCATTGATGTAGAAAAAGACGCGATCCTTCAACGTCTCAACACGATAGGTGTTGGACGCCGCCGTGGTGACACCAGCAGGGAGCGTGATCGTCTGCGTGCTGATTTCACCGCCAGTAGGTGCGCCAGTGGGATTCCACCCGCACACACAGTTTACCGACGTGTTGGTCGTGCCTGTGAAGTGGAACCAGAAATACCAACGTGCCGGATTGTTCTCATTATAGAAGCCAAAGTAGATATCCTGATTGGCGATACGCTGCGAGATGCTGAACTTGCCTTCCTTGGTCAACGGAAGGATGTCAACGTCGCGCTCTAGCTCAAAGACAGACGCTGCCGTCGTTCCGGCTGCAATGGTGCATTGTCCACTGGACACCGTGAGGGTGCCGCCTGCGCCAACAACGGATTTCTCGGTTTGCCGTGAGGATGCTCCGGTGCCGCCAGCACCAGTGTACGGTTCCGTCAGCGTTATTTCTGTATCGGTAAATGAGTCTATCTGCTTCATCGCGGTTATGCCGTCCGCGGTCAGATAGACGTAGCATCCAAGCTGCAAGTCCGCGTTCTCAAAACCGGTCCCAGTCACCGTAACTGATCCGTTGGTGAATGTGCATGTGCCGATGCTAACGGCGAGAGACGAACCAGCGAAGTTATGGCGATAGCCACCCTCATCGGTCATCACCGGACCGCGGATCTGGGTATACCCCATGTCATCTATGGTAGGCGGGGACACTCCACCAGCGTTCGGGCCATACCCAGGGGCGTAGGACTGTACCGGAGATTTAATGACATTCGGAACAGGATTATCAACAGTCACCGGGCTGCTAACGCCATCCGCGCCAATGTCGATCTTCACACGCTGGAAATGAGCGCCACCAACATCGTCCGTGGCGATATTAGCACCGACTCCTGGCGTAACTGGAACGTTGTCAGCCATCTTTACTTACCTCCAGCCACGATCTTGGCAAGACCAGCCAATGCATCCGCACGTTGCTTCTGAAGATTCTTCAGCTCCTCTTTGGCCTTGGCGACTTCAGAGCGGACACCGGCCAGATCGTCCTTGGCAACCTGCGCATCCTTCTTCACCTGCTCAATGGCTGCGTCAGCCAGAGCCTTCAATTCCTTGGCTTCCTTGACAATCGCATCGCCATCAGCCTTCGCCTTCTCACGCATGGAAACGCACGCCAGTCGGGTATTCTCAAGCTGCTTCTCGTGGGAGACGCGGGCGTTATCCAGTTCAACGTTCTTCTGCTTGACGCGGGCTTCGATAGAAGCCAGATCCTGTTCAGCACGGGTCTTGCGAGTCTCAAGATCCTTGATCTGACGCTCTGCTACCTGAGCCTGCTCAATCGCTGGCTTCAGAGCCAGGATGGGAGCGATAAACTCATCAAACTTCTTGAATGCTTGAGTGGCATCCATTACATATTGCTCCTGAACAGCATGGTGATCGTCAGAGATGTGGTCACATCTCCGCCCGTAACATTGGGGCGGACAACCAGGGTTGGGGACACTACATACACCAGAGCATCATCTGTGAGCGCGATCGCGTTTCCGCTATGATCGATCAATGGATGCCAATTCGTGCCATCATTGGAGCCTTCCAAGCTCATTGTTGCTCCACCCCAAACACCTGATACCTGACAAGAACGGTCGGCATATTGACAGAAATCAGCCGGAGTACCTGTGTCACCAGTGGCGAGGTCAGTCCACGCAATGATGTAGACATCCCTGCGGTTATACAGGTTCGGCTGTTCTATCTGCGTATATGATACTTCCGTCATGCCGGAAAGGTAAACGCCTGTTTACATTTGTCAAGCATCTATTCATCCCCAAAGGGCGACCACTCATCCTTGGAGAACTCCGGTTTCTGTACAGGACCGAACTCATTACGAGGCGCAACCGGGCTATAGAACGTCAGCGCAATGGCATCAGGACCGTCTGGTGAATGCATGCCGCGCTTCTTCATGTCATCCTTGGATTCGATCTGTAGCAGGTGGTCGTCTTTGTTGTAGAAGTATTTAGGGGCACAGAACTCGCTTTTCATTCCAGGAATGTAAGGAATCTCGGCAGACTGAAGCCAGCGCGCCATCTCATGCCACATCTCGGCGCGGGAGTTCTTGAAGCGATTGGAACGTGGCTTTCCGGAGAAATGCACTTCGGTTGCATAATATCCACGGGCCTTCAGCTCATCACAGACACCAGCCCCAAGTCCACCAGAGTAGTCGATGAAGATGCCATCCACACGATGGGCGTTATACGCCTCAATGACGGCGCTGGCAATCTCGGTTACATTTGCTCCCTTCATCTTCCTGAAAAACAGGAGTTTCGCTCCTTGTCTTACGGCAATGGCTGTGGCATCATCGCCAAAGCGGGCAGGGTCAACACCCATGACGATGGCACATCCGCGATAGGCGTCATGCTCCACCTTACGCTTCTCGGCCATATCAACCCAATCTCCGGTAATCAGCGTATCAGTGGCCCCTGCATCGAAGTCGCATTCCATTTCAAGCCGGAACTCGTTAGGAAGCATCACCTCGCGCATGCGAGCAATCTCATCCGCTGATATGGCTCCAGTCTCCTGGTACGGCAGGATACGGGCGTACCAATTCTGATTCTCCTTGTTGCGGTTATACAATTCACTGAGAGGATCTGTTCCCTTGGGGGTGCCGATGACAAGCTGCCAACCGGAGGCGGCAGCCAGGGTGGGGATGATGACCTGACCATAGACGCCAGGAGTGAAGTCAGCATATTCATCCAGCACAGCGCCATGGAAGCCAAGACCACGGATGGCATCAGCATTATCAGCGCCAAACAACCGTATGCTTGATTTGTTAGCAAACGTTATCTGCATGTCCGTTTCAGAGATGGTCGTATATGGGATCTTGTTGGCAATCAGCTTCAGCTCATCCCAAACCACAGCGCGAGCCTGCTTCAAGAAAGGCGCGATGTATGCATACTTGGACATGGGGATTTTAAGCCCGCAGTCAACCAATTCCATACGGGCGGCAACCGTCTTGCCGGCACGCCGATGCACAATCAGGATGTTGTTCTTCTTCTTCCCACGGTGGAAGTGTTCTTGCCACGGCCTTGGGCGATAGCCAAGATCGACTTCAAGCACCTTCACGATTCACCCCGGTTATGACATTGATGACGATATTCCGATCCTCTGTGTCTTTGACATTCAGCAGTGACTCCAGCTTCGCCTTCAGCTCAATAGCCTTGAGCCTCAGTGAGCCGTCATCGATGGAGTCTGCCATGACTTCCTCGACCTCTGCCAGAAGCTCATCCTTCTTGTTGTTCTTGGCGGCTTTGACTGTTGCCGGCTTGCCTCCAGAGATGACGGTCTGAGCGGCGTCCTTGCAATCAGGAGGCAGCAACTCCCAAAGGGAGGTAAAGCGTGTCTGAAGCTGCTGGAGACTGCGGATGTCCAGCTTACGGATCAGACCAGGACGAGCAGAGGACAATGCCTCTTTGCTGGCAGAAGACCAATCGATGACCTTGGCTATTTTTGAGGAAGCGGGGTTATACGGCCAGTTGGCGTTGTCATCGACCATCTTTGATAGCCTCCTGCCCCATGATTCCCTCTATGATGGCTTGCAGCACCTTGGATGTGACGCTGGGGAAGGTCGCATCAGGATAGGCGTCCTTCAGCCGGTCCAGCCACTCCTTATCAAGAGCGGTATAGACGTAGATCAGCGTCTGCGTTTCGTTTGGCTTCTTTGACATCGCTGCGCCTTAGTGGAACCATCGGTTTAGATCAGACGGCTTGACCTTATGCGATTCAACGCCCAGAACCTCTCCCCCTCCCGTTGCAGGAGGCGGAACCCACTTGTTGCCATTGTAAGCATCCTTCAGGAAATGGGCGACCGATTCAGAGCAGGTCCATCCTCGACGGTCCCCATGACCACCCAGATGGAGGATGTCTTGCAGATCGCCAATAAGATCACCATAGCCATATGGCATGCCAAGGTTCTTCTCGACCCAAGCCAATGCCCATGCAGGGTAGATTTCCAGCTCAACCACCCGACCTGGAGTAGCCCATCTGGTGGTGATGGTCAGTCCCTGGTCCAGAGCTTCGACCAGTACAATAGCCTTGCCGGTATCGATCAGCAGCCCGACATGGCAGTAAGGGCTACGGGTCAGGAAGGAGATGGCTCGTCCCAGCAGGGTAGTCGGCTTGAAGAAGGCCAGCCGTGGGTTAAGCATGGTCAGGCATCTCCACATGCGCAAGGTACATCTCAATGGCGCGGACGATATGTGCAGACCGCGCACCTTTGACGCCAGGGTTCAGATCATCCAGCCGTGTGACCAGCTCAGATGGGATGCTGACACTGACAGCGATAGCACGCTTGGTAGGATCAACGAGAGCTGGCATTGTGCAGTTTCCTTTTGTCCTCAATGACCCACCTCAACATTTGCTGGGCATACCGGAAGCGGTTTATGCCATCGGGGGTATCTTTACATGCCGTGTTTATCCATCCATACCGCCGCCAGACCTCTATGCGACGCTTCATTTCCTGAAGGCTGATCTTCCCTCGCTTGTAAGAGCGCCGTGCCCTTTCCTGCATCCAGCGATCTTTAGTCATCCCTATATTCGCGGTCTTCATATAAGCGTCTATATCCCGCTTAGATTTTTGACGAGCGCATATAGCCCGGTGGTATTTATTCCTGGAGAATCTGCTCATGCCTTATATTTAACAACTATCCTTTTATAGTCAACCCACTATCCCAGGATAACCCATCCATCCGAAGATAGCCCCACCGCGTTACCGCATACCCCACCCCTTTGTCCTGACTTACCTAGCTCAGGATCACCGCCAATCGTATGTCGAACCTGGATCATCGTATATGCTACGGGGACTCGGAACTCTGAGCGTCTCCCCACCCGCAACGATCATGGAACAAACGGGCTGCATACACAAATCACCAAGTTGTCACAGCAACTGCCTTAGGGGCATCGCAGCGAGGCCGTTTGCTGTCCCCATCAAGAGTCATCCAGGGGTGCTAGTAGGCGGGCGCCGCTTCCATCGATTCCTGCCGGGGTGATTGCAACCCATGATCTGGCAGCATGATGTATGCGTCAAAGCAGACTGGTGAGATATATAGCATGGGGGAGGAAAAAAGCAATAGGGTATGTTGGAATAATTAATAAGGAGAGCTGGAAAATTGAAAAATTATAGGGGGGCTTCCCCCACGCGCGAACCCCGTGCCGCCCCCCTCCCGGCCCCCCTCTTGGCGTAACGTGTGCCTGGGCCTGGGGATGCGTGGCTGGGTGGCTGGTCACAGCCGGTGCGGAAAGCCGGTCGGCCTGCAGGCCTGGCGTCGTGGCCAGCCTGCCGTGGAACATCCGTGGAACATCGGCAAGGCATTGCCGCTAATCAAGAGCGCAATGTTGCAGATTTGCAACACAGGCAGCAAGGGAGAAGGGGGGAACCCCTAGTCTTGTCTTATCTGCCCCCTATCTCCTCACTCTGATATCCTCTCTTGTCCCCCTCTCCAATCCCATCCCTTGTGTATCGATATGAACCCTACGCTATATGTCGTGGCATAAATCCTTCAATCCCATGCACCTAGGTACGTCCAGCGTCTGGGATTT